TTCAACAAGAGGAGTTTCTTCAACAACAATTGATTCTTCAACAACAGGTTCAGTAACCGGGTCCTCTACAACAACAGGAGTTTCTTCAACTTCAACTACAACTGGTTCTTCAACAACTGGTTCAGTAACCAGGTCCTCTACAACAACAGGAGTTTCTTCAACTACAACTGGTTCTTCTGTAACAGGAGTTTCTTCAATAACTGGTTCTACAACTGGTTCTTCAACAACTGGTTCTTCAACTACAACTGGTTCTTCAACTGGTTCTTCAACTACAACTGGTTCTTCAACTAAAACGGGTTCTTCAACTACAACTGGTTCTTCAACTGGTTCTTCAACTGGTTCTTCAACTACAACTTGTTCTTCAATTACAACTTGTTCTTCTGTAACAGGAGTTTCTTCAACTACAACTGGTTCTTCAACAATTGGTTCTTCAACTACAACTGGTTCTTCAACAACAACTTGTTCTTCTTCAAAAACAGGTTCAGTAACCAGGTCCTCTACAACAACCGGAGTTTCTTCAACTACAACTTGTTCTTCAATTACAACTTGTTCTTCTGTAACAGGAGTTTCTTCAACTACAACTGGTTCTTCAACAATTGGTTCTTCAACTACAACTGGTTCTTCAACAACTGGTGTTTCCTCAATAACTGGTACTTCTTCAACAACAGGTTCAGTAACCAGGTCCTCTACAACAATAGGAGTTTCTTCAACTACAACTGGTTCTTCTGTAACAGGAGTTTCTCCTTCAAGTGGCGTTTCTTCAACTACTGGTACTTCTTCAACTGGCGTTTCCTCAACAACTTGTTCTATAAATGGTGTTTCTTCAACTACTGGTTCTACAACTGGTTCTACAACTGGTTCTTCAACTACAACTGGTTCTTCTGTAACAGGAGTTTCTTCAACTACTGGTTCTACAACTACTGGTTCTACAACTGGTTCTTCAACTACTTGTTCTACAACTGGTTCTTCAACTACTGGTTCTACAACTGGTTCTACAACTGGTTCTACAACTACAACTGGTTCTTCTGTAACAGGAGTTTCTTCAACTACTGGTTCTACAACTGGTTCTTCAACTACTGGTTCTACAACTGGTTCTTCAACTACAACTGGTTCTTCTGTAACAGGAGTTTCTTCAATAACTGGTTCTACAACTGGTTCTACAACTGGTTCTTCAACTACAACTGGTTCTTCTGTAACATGAGTTTCTTCAACTACTGGTTCTACAACTGGTGTTTCTTCAACAACTGGTGTTTCTTCAACAACTGGTGTTTCTTCAACAACTGGTGTTTCTTCAACAACTGGTGTTTCTTCAACAACTGGTGTTTCTTCAACAACTGGTGTTTCTTCAACAACTTCTTCACTAACTGGTTCTACAACCGAATTTTCGGTGTTATTGTCCATTTATATATAAATGGATAATAAAAAATTGTAACTCTAAAAGTTTTCTAAATATAAAATACAAATTGTAAATACAAAGATATTTTTTATACATATTTATCTAAAATACATTTGGGAATTAGGTTTGTTTTTATATTTTCCATTTTTTTAAAGCATTTATTTATAGTAACTTCGCTAACCCCACATATTTGTTTAATATCCATCTTATTAATATTCAAATTGCAATTTTGAGATACAAAATATACAATCCCCGCGGCAATTGCATGCGGGGTATTATCCGAAATAATATTTTGATTTTCCAATTTATTTGCAATAAATTTCGACAACATTGTCAATTCATTATTAATATTTAATTTACTACAAAAACGGTCTATAAAAGAGCTCGGTGTAGTTTTGCATAAATCAGTTTGTTGAGATGGTTCAACGTTACGTTCTATATTATGTAATATATTAACAGCCATGGAACAACCACTTGTCGCACTCGTCTTATCCAATTTGAATATTTCGGCAATTTCGTGAGATGTTCGAGGGCAACCATTTAGACGACATGATATATATATCGACGCGGCTTTGATTCCATCGCGATTCAATCCTCTAAACATCTTTTGTTCAGAAATATCCTTGTGGATTGTCATGGCAACATCTATGAATATTTTAGGAATACCGGCATTTTGAGCCATTATAGTAATAAACTGAAATTCATCATACAATGATTTTTCTTTGTGAGGCATCGATTGCCATTCTGTCCATTTTCGTATTTTTTTCATTTCATAGGATGAATTTCCAGCGCACAATACTTTGCAACCATATGAAGATTCTACGAGCAAAGGGTTAATTGGATTTCCACAGCGGGTCGGGTCATTTGCATTTTTATCATCGGCTCCATAAAATCGCCATTCAGGTGAATAATCCAGCGTATTTTTGTATATGACGGAACATTCTTCATTGGTACAAGTCGGAAACCCATCTTCCATAATGATTAGAACGGATTTACATAGACTGCATAATCCACTTTCTATGTCATATATACATTCAATATTTGTATCAGTTTTTGTATCTGTATGTTGTTTTTCTAAATCAAATATATCCCATAATTTTGATTTTTCTTTGTTGGATAATAAAACCTTTTTCTTTTTTGTTTTAGAATTATTTTTATTTAGAGAAATTTCGTTGTCTTCTTTTTTGGTATTTAGGTGTTGAGCATTTTCTTTTTTTTTCGGTTTTTGTATAGTTACTATTTCATTTGATATTTGAATCATTTAATATTACAGTTACTATATTAATATAAAGAAGTTTTTAATCAATTTTATATAAATAATTTATAAAGGTAATATAGATAAAAAAATGGGAGATGCATCATTTGTTGAAGGAATTGCTAAAAAATTTTTAAATTTGGTACCACGTCCATTTTATAGAGAAGCTGCACAAAAAATGGTTCATGAAATTTGCGAAACTATATATAAAGAATTGGAAAACAATGGTGACCGAATACCTAGATCAGAAATTATTCAAATTGTTAAAGATTTTGTAACAGCTCATTTGAATAATCCACCACAAAATCCAACCGAGAATCCAATGGGAATACGTGACGCAATATCAGATAGTCTTAAAAAAACAACACTGGAAGTATATAAAGATGAAAAAATAAATATGTTATTATTGCAAAAAATTTTATCGGAAGAAAATGGCGCCGATGGTATATTTTATAAGTCATTGGAACAAAGTATAAAGAATATAAATGACCCGGATTCTAAAAATAGTGCTATTGATAATGAAAAAGATAAAGATGATGCTGCTGCTAATAAAGATAAAAAAGACACTGACAAAGATGGTGAAGCATTTGCAAAAAAAGTTGTAAATGAATTAGTCAATACTAATGTTGAAATTGCACAATCACCACCGCCTGAATCAGACAATATGAATGTTGAAAATCCAGAATCAAAAGAGCCAGCAGTACCCAATACTAATGTTGAAAATCTAGAATCAGACCAGCAAGAAGTAGCCGATACTAATGCTGAAAATACAAAATCAGACAAGCCATCAGTAGACGATACTGATGTTAAAAATACAAAATCAGATAAGCCATCAGTAGACGATACTGATGTTAAAAATACACAATCAAACGACCTTGACAGTTCGGGAAAAGATAAAAAAATCGGAGGAGGCGACATATATGAAGACCTCGGTAAAAACGCTATGGATTTTGCTGCAAAAAATCCATTAACAGCAGCTGCTGGTATGGCTGTCGGAAGTGCATTATTAAGTGGAACCGGAAAAGGTAGTGGTAGTGGAAGTGGCAGTGGCAGTGGTGGAATAACAAATATCGGATATGAACCAAATAAAGATGGTGTATTACCATATATACAGACAAATTGTAATGGGTCTGGACTAGGATTGCCTGGTATTGATTTGAGTTTTTTGAGCAGTTTTCTAGATGGTCTAAAAGAACCTATTGCAGAAGAATTAGTTAAAAAAATACAAGAAAGATTATTAGATAAAACAACTGATAGTTTAATAGTAAAACGTGATATCTACAATAAAATTTTATTAGTAATACAAGCACACTTACAAAGTAAAGAAGGTAAAGATATGTTAGTGGGACATATTAACAAAACAATAAAACCTGAAATTGACAAATTAACGGCTAGTCATGAAATTAAGAAAAGATTGTTAAATGTAATATTTAAAGATAAAAATTCTGAAATATATAAAAAATTAATAGAAATTATTGCACGCCATAGTAAACCAAGTGGAATAATATTAGAAGAAAAAAATGAGGAAAATGGAAATATACAAGAAGGTAAATTATCAATTCAACCTGGTAAATCAAAAGGTGGAGCTACAAATGAAAAAGAATCAAAATCATTTCAAGTAACTACGATAGATGAAGTTATTCAAGAATTTTCAGAATGGTTGAATGAAAAAATTGGTTCTACTCAGCAATCAGTAATTGAAAATCCAGTTGGGGGAAAGTCAAACGAAGCAAAACAAGACTTACAACAAAAACTCTCATTAGCAGATGTTGTAACAGTAAATAGTAAAAAAAAAATAGGTGGAGAAGAAATAAGTGAAACAACAAATTCAATATCAATGCCAGTAGTAGATACACCAGTAACCAATAATGATGGTAATTCCGTTGAAGTAGCTGATGGTAATGAAAGCGCAGTAGATGGAGGAACAACTACTAACTCAACTAATCTTGAAACTGATACGAAAAATGAACAATCAAAACTGTCTAATGAAAAAGTTGAAACCTCGAAAAATAATAGTAATCCTTCAACTGTACAATTTAAAGGTGGTAACTCAAATGCAAAAAACAAAACAAAAAAACGGAGAACAAAGAACAATAAAAGAAAAACGTCAAAAACTCTGAAAAATAAACAAAAAAAAAGACTCACAAAAAAGAAAAACAGAAAACACTACCAGAAAAAATAAACAAACAACCAAAACAATATGTTGTCAACCCAAAGTTGAGAACATAAACATCTACCCCATTCTTTTCTCGATTTTTTCAAAAAATTCGGGTTTGTACACCAAATTACCAGATGGTTTATATTGATTAATTGGCGTATATTGCTTACCATCTTTTTGCACTGGATTTCCATTCTTATCATTCATTATTTTGCCATTCATATCATCATCATCAGCGTTATCATCTTTCTTATTAACAATATTACCATGTTCATCAATGACATTTCCGGTTTTTTTCTTCACTTCATTGCGAACATATGAAGGAATCCAATGTTTCCAAGAAACAAACAATGTATTTGGGTGTATATACCTAACTTGAAACCCATTATCTTCTAATTTAACGACTAAATAGGATATACATTCACCTTTATCATAAATAGGTTCTCCAAAAATATATTCGGGAACATTGAAAAAGATATGATGCTCATTACGTTTGTTTTTACCAGTAAACGTAATTCGTCTATGAATTCTGTTCAAGATTTTATTGAAAATACCAATTTGTTTCAAATCTCGTTGTTGATTTTTTTCATACAAATCATCTATGTTAATCTTTTGGAGAGTATCGTCGTCATCTGTAAATAATAATGCCATTCTATATATTATATTGAAAAATATTTTTATATAAAAAACTAATGAAGGAGAAGTTGTATATTATAACATAGAAAATACAATGGAAAGAGAACTTGAAGAAAGTGTAGAAAAAGAAGCAAAAGATGAAGAAAGTGTAGAAAAAGAAGCAAAAGATGAAGAAAGTGTAGAAAAAGAAAATGAAAAAAAGAAACCAAACATTAAACATATTGTATTATCTGGAGGAGGAACCGTCGGGTTATGTCAATATGGAGCATTGAGGCAAAGTAATAAAAAAGGATTATGGTCAATTGAGAACATAGAAAGCATATATGGAATTTCGGTGGGTTGTATATCAGCATTATTTATTTCCCTAAATTTTGATTGGGATGTTCTCGATGATTACTTAATAAAACGTCCATGGCAAAACGTAATTAATTTCACTATGAATTCCCTTATCCAATCATTTGATTCTCGTGGAATATTAGATAATCAAGTCATTGTAGAAATATTACATCCTTTATTTCGTGCAAAAAATATAGACATCAATTGCACAATGAAAGAATTATACGAAATTACAAACATAGAATTACATGTATTTGTTACCGAGTTAAACCAATATAAACTAATTGATATATGTCATACTGACTTTCCAGATTGGAAAGTAGTCGATGCAGTATATGCATCGTGCTGTTTACCGCTAATATTCAAACCTTTATTGCTGGATTCATGCTGTTACGTTGATGGTGGATTTATTCAAAATTATCCAATAGTTGAATGTATTTCTCATGGTAGAAAACGTGAAGAAATTCTTGGCATATACAAGAATTTATCCTATATGAATACACAAAATGTGAATGAAACATCGACATTATTTGATTATATATCAATTGCTTTCAATAAAATATTCAAAAATTATTATAACCACGAAACACTTCATTATGAAATCAAATTAGATAGTCCACCAGTGGGATTGTATGATATATTTGATTTTGCATCATCCAAAGAAAAAAGGGTTGATATGATTGAATATGGAGTCAAAGTTTGCGACGATTTTTTAGACAACTGTGAACATATTGAATCATAAACAGTATTTATGCCTTATTTTGACTCTTGGTCGTAACATTGACAAATTCTTTCAATGCGTTGAAACTAATTTTGGTATCAAATTCATATTGTTTTGAATTAATAGTCATTTTGATAGTAGGATATGAATCAATTTTGTATTTGGCAATAGCATCCGCAATGTTAGGACTTGCATCATCTGTGCAATTAAGTTCATTGCATGTAATTAGATAATCATTCACGACAGTATTATTGTATTTTTCTTTAAATTGATTCCATATAGGTTTTGCGGTTTTGCAATGAGGACACCAATCTACGTAGAAAAAGAATACATCGGCGGTCTGTTTTCGGGTGTTGGTGTTTGGAATATCGTCGTATTTTTTAACTTCTTGTTTTTTACTATAAAACTGTTTGTATCCGTAATAACTTGCGATGATAAAAATTAATATTAAACCGACTATCAATAAAATTTGCTGATATCGTTTAATATATCTATTGTAGATTAAATCAATAAATTTAGACATTATATATTATACAATTATATTTTTCTACTAAATTTTACGATTATGGCTAAATTTATGACCGACTAAATTTATGACCAATCAAATATTTAGCTATAATAATTTTTATCATTATACTATAAATAATGACAAAAACAATTAAAAAATATGAAACATCCAAACGAAAAACCGCAAAGGTATACAAACGAAAAGATTATCAAAGTAATGACGGTATGTTAACAACTGTATGGGGGCCAAGTACATGGCATTTATTACATACAATGAGTTTTAATTATCCTGTGAATCCAACGTGCGCCGATAAACAAAATTATAGAAACTTTGTTCTCAATTTACAAAATGTTTTGCCTTGTGGAAAATGCCGAAAAAATCTGAAAAGGAATTTCAAAAAATTACCATTGACGTGGAAATGTATGGAAAATAGAGACAAGTTCTCTATGTACATTTATAAATTACACGAATTGATTAATAAAATGCTCAACAAAACATCTGGATTATCATATAATGATGTACGTGAAAGATATGAACATTTTCGTGCAAGATGCGCAAAGAGCGTAAAAGATTTTGAAAGGGAACAAAGGGAACAAAGGGAACAAAGGGAACAAGAAGAAAAAGAGAAAAATGAACAAGAAAAAGGCTGCACCGAACCGCTTTATGGTGAAAAATCGAAATGTGTATTGAAGATTGTTCCACAAGATACAAAGTGTGAAACTTTTTCAATAAATGAAAAGTGTATCAAAAAAAAATTGAGCAAATAAAATATATTTAGTAAAAGTAAAACTATATTAATTATATAGCAAACAATATATATAATGTCCAACATAGAAACGGTCGATAAAAAAATTATAAATGACGATGAAACATATTATTCAAATATATCTCCTGAACAAAAAAAAAAAGAAGAAATTGTTCCATTTTGGACAGAAAATCCAAATGTTTTATTCCAACAAAAATATTTTTTTGAATTCTTTCCAACTGAAAACATGAGCTATTCCCAAAAATTAAATGCAGTATCAAGAATGGTATTGTTTTTAACAATTATTTCATTTATATTTACAAAAAGCATCAATTTGTTAATTATATCAGCAATTACACTGTTTTTTATATTTGTATTGTTTTATTACAAAGAACAAGAAAAATTAAAATTAAAATTGCAGAACAAAACAATTGATTTAGAGAAAACAATGGAGGGATTTGATAATATAGCTATCGATACTTTGAGACAAAATAACATAAAAATACCCGATAAAGTTTTTGAACCACCTTCATCCCATAACCCATTTAGTAATGTACTAATGAGTGATTATGATTACAACGTACATAAAAAACCAGCCGCACCTGCATTCAATACAAATGTAAACAATGATATATTGGACCAAGCAAAACAATTAGTTCGCGAAGCAAATCCCGACCAACCAGATATTTCCGATAAATTATTCAAAGATTTAGGAGAACAATTTGTTTTTGAACAATCATTACGACCATTTCATTCAAATCCAAGTACTACTATACCAAATGACCAACAAGGATTTGCCGAATTTTGTTATGGTAGCATGGTATCTTGTAAAGAAGGGAACATGTTTGCATGTGCCAGAAATTTAGCAAGACATACAAATTAATTTATTGTTTATATGTAAAAAATTTGTGTTACATCTAATTTTCTTATATTATATTATATTATATAAGAAATGTCTTTAATGAGTAATTACATGTTTAATAATACCGACCGCATTGGATTGGATATTACAGACAATACCCAGAAAAATTTACAAAATACCCGTTTTGGTAATTATTCAGTAGCCAATTATTACAATGAATCAACATCTGATTCTCATGTAAAATTTGCAACTCAACAACCAAATCTAATGTTCAACGCCGTAAATGGCGGAAGTGGTGTAGGTGGTAATGTAGTCGATTTTGAATCACTTCTTCATTTAAAAAATGAACAAGAAAGACCATTGGAAAAACTTCAATTATATCAACGTCCATTTTTGACTGTACCATATTTAGGAAGAGGTTCATGCAATCCTACATTAGAATCACAATTATTACAAGGTGAAATTGTTAGTGATAGAAAGAGTGTATCAACTATCATGGACAAATCATTTATGAGCTATTCATTGTATCCTTCTGATGATAAAATGGAAGAACGTGTCAAAAACCCATCTTACACTGTTGAAGAAGCCGCCATGGATGGCTGGGTCCGCGGTGGCGCATCTGCTCGCGATATGTCTGTCAAAAAATTTGATAAAAATCAACGCCCAAGTGATAGTAGTTATTAGATAAAAAATAAAAAATGAAAATATAAAACAAAATGACATAAATATTACGCAGTATTTATGTTATTTAGGAAAATGGATTTAAGTAGAAATGATGCATTGCCATACTATAATATTTTTGTTGAAAATATTAAATATGATACAAATATAGAATATCGTGCATGTTTACAAACCTTGTGTAATTTACGATTTCCAGAAGGAGATTTTCCGGAAGATATACCACCTGAATATAGAAATGAAATGAGCTATGATATCGACAATATGACACTGGCTCTTGATTTTGTTTATAAAAAAACGAAGACGCACCCCTTGTTTCAGAAATTGTATAGTTTAGGCGCTGCCAAATTTTTTACAGATGATGATACTGTTGGATTGGCTATTATGTTTTCTTTCGATTATTTGAAATATTTCCACCCTTGTTTTACATATTTCCTGAAAAATCCGGACGAATTTAACGAAAATATAGATATTTATAAAAATTTATTAGAAGAACTCGCAAAATAATATACTATTATATTTTATAATATAAAATGGCATCTACACGAAATAGAAATACTCCTGGTGATTATAAATTAGAACAATGGTCGAATACTCACGAACTTAATTATAATACATATGCACCATTTGGTAAACCGAGTGAAACAATGTTCCCCGGTGATGGGCTTTTGACTGGTAAAGTTGGTCCAATGGCATTAGCCCATAATAGTTGTGATATTGAATCCATGTTGCGCGGAATTGGTTCAACGAATCTGGTGAATCCAAACCCTACTATTGTTCCTGAAATAAAACCATTAAACAGTTTATCGATTATTGACCGTCTTCATGTTGCAATTCCTGACCCATTGGTGATTGAACCAAATCAACGTCCTGGTCGGTACTTGTAGGATACACTTTTTGTGATATATGTTGATTTTTTGATTTTTTGTTCTTGAATGTTGTATTGGATTTTCTTTGTTTTTTTTGAATTTCTTCTTTTTTAACAAATATTTGATTTTTATATACTTGTTGTATTGCATTTGTAATTGGATTGACGGGTTCCTCTTGTTTTGGTTCTTGTTGTTTCAACTGTTCTTGGGTATTTTCTTTTGTATATATTTGTTTATGATTTGAAAATAAATCATTGAAAATATTTGATGCGGGTTTGTTTTCAACATTCTCTGGCAATTTATCTATATTTTCAAAATCCATTACCATTTTATTGTCATGTGTTACCGTTTTTCCATTTGATTGTATCTCAACTGGTATTTTGATAATAGCCATTATGTATTTTGATTCATTTGACTCCATTTTTATATTTATTTTCTATACTTTTAAATCGTTTATTTTGATAAATACATATAAAAATATGTATTTATATTCCATAAAAATGTCCTACGTATATTTATTAGAATCTACAAATAAGAATACTTACGTAGGTGCGACGGTTGACCTGGAACGACGATTGCGACAACATAATAAAGAAATTAAGGGCGGTGCGCACGCCACTGGAATGAAAGTCAATCGAGGTGAAGAATGGACGCGTGTATGTCATGTATCTGGGTTTCCAACTTGGCAAGCCGCTTTGCAATTTGAATGGCGTTGGAAACAAATTAGTCGTAAAATATCACCATCAGTTTATCCATTGGAAAAAAGAATGATGGCTCTAAAACATTTGCTTTCTTTGGAAAAATCGACTACGAAAGCGATTCCTTTTTCCGAATGGGAAGCGCTGCCCACTGTTCATTTAGAAACCCCCGATGCAGTAAAATATTACGATACTAATTGAATTTCACCACAATTTTCACTGTCTCTTTTTTAATGCATTTGCAGGCAGATATTGATAATTCTTCGCGCTTTTTACGCGTTTTTGAATTATCGTCTTGTGAATCCAATGATTTTTTGTTTTTGGATGTACTGTTTCGTGCATTCATGTCGTTCTCAATTGCGTCATAATTATCTTTAATATAATCCACTATTTTGTTCTCGATTGCCCATTTGAAAAAATTGAGTTGTCCAATGGTAGTTTCCATGTATTTTTCATCGTCATATGGAATGGAAATACGTTCCCATCTGCAAAATGGGTCGAATCTGCGTTTAGAATAGGCTTTTAGTTTTAATTTGTAGTCATTGTATACTTTGAATCTGGATGTAGTTTCGCTATGTTTGTTCTCCAATTCATAGACGGTATAGAATTTTTTCGCAAAATTGGTTACGAACCAATCAACGATTCTTAGCGAAATTTTGGATTCGCCATTGATAATACACATCATTTTGTTCAAATTATCACGATTGTTGTAAAAATCCATTAGGTTTTTCATTAATAATTCATTTTGAGTATTTGTATTTGCTATGTATGCCATTGGAATAATATTCCGGTTTTATTTATATAATTTTTTGTGTAATTATATAAATATTGGGGTTTTGTTAACAATGTGTTTTTGTACCCAAACTCTTGTAATAATGACCGTTATAACTATTAATAATCTGAAATAAAGGGTGTACGTACTATGTACACCCTTTAATGATAAAAATGTAGATAGTATTTGCATGTTTAAAATTTTGCTCCGCAAGTTGGCGGAGCAAAATTTTAATCTTTATTAATCATGTAATCACAATAGTATTTGTCTCAGTTTTCTTTTCGGTCAGTATAATAAAAAACAAAAGCAAGACCCAATAAATTTATTGTTCAATAACAACATTTATTTTGGTTTTTGGTTTTTTGTTTTCAATATCAAAAAACAATATTTTTCATCTTGCTTCTCCGTCCAGAGAAGCATGTTTATTCTATTATAGATTCGCCTTCGTATTTTTCTTTTATTTTTTCATTGAAAATTTTGAGTTGTTCGTCTATATCGTATTCTGTTGGTAATACCATTTTTAAATTTTTTCGTGTTTCTCCTCCTCGTTTATCGTAGTATAATTGTTCTTTGTTTCTGAAAAAAACAATAGATACATGTTTCGGTAAATTTCGCTGCATTTTTTCTGGATATATATCATTTTCCAAATCATCTACGATTTTATTTGCTTGTTGAAGTTTTTCTATTATGGAAACCTTTTCTGATTTCGTTGTTTCCCAAATTTTTTCTAATTTTGGATGACCTTCTACACGAAAGTATTCCCTACTTAAATTCTTTTCTTTGTTATATACATTGTGATAATAAACCACGTATTTACGCAACATAGATTGTTGAATACCTTCCGGTAATGGTCGTGCATTTTTTTGACGTTCTTTTTTAGTTCCAGGCATAATACCCATTGAATTTTGTTCTTGCATTTCTCGCGTTGCTATACGTAAATTGTCATACATATTATTTAATGGATTTCTATCAATATGGTCAACGCTAATATCGGATGTTCCTTTTCCGTTTCCATAACATCCAGTTATAATTTGATGAATATATAATAAATCGCCATTACATTTTGGTAAATGAGTGGCGACGTATCCGTTTTTTTGTAAAAAGAATGTAAGTTTTTCTTCTATTTGTTTTTCAAAATCCAAAATTTCTTTGTATGATTTTTCACATAATTGTACAATTGTATCTTTTTCGCAATACATTAATATGATATTTATTCCATTTTTTTCTACAATCCATAATGGATTTTTCATTTGATTTGCTGAATTACCACGATTTTTGATATGACCGGGTGTATATTTAATTATTTTGTATAACTTTGCAACTTCACGATGATATTTATGATATATTTCAATATTACATTTTCTTAAATCATGTTTATTGTTATTACGAAATACATAAGTGACGCTATCCATATCAAATTTATATAAAAATTCTATTAAAAAATATTTTTTATAATTTTCACCGAAACTTGGATAATCATCTTCGTAATTATTTAATATAAAATTTTTTTTGAAATTCAATATTTTCATTAGGTCATCACAATCTACATATATATTTTTATCATTGTATGATAAAACAGCACAATTAAAGCCGTAGTTATACGAATAAATCACTTGATATTGGGGGGTGTCTAACATTATATATGTTATATTTAACTATAACATATATTCTTTATATTACTTTATTCTAATTATATTTATTCTAATTATATTAGTTACTGTATGCTACGCCTGCCATTCCGGACATGACTCTCAATACGTTGTAATTAACAGCGTAAACTCTGACTTTGGCAGTGGCTACACCACCGACAGCAGCAGATGAAAGGACAAGTTGAAGAACAGCGTTATCAATTCTGGAAAAGTTGCAAGATCCGCTTGGTTGATGCTCTTCTGGGCGAAGGGCGAATGAGTATACGTTGATACCAGTGTCAGGTGCGCGGGTGTGGTGTTGGAATGGTTGGACAACGTCGAAGTATGAGCCTTCACGTTCAGAGAATCTGTCTTGGCCGTTAAGTTGAAGTTTGGCAGTGACAACTGGATTTTCACCCCAACAATGCATGTCAAGGGCGGTTTCAGCAAGAACGAAGGTTCCAGCATCAGATAATGCAGAGCCAGTCATAGTAGGGGCAGCACTGTTGACTTGGTCAACGAATGCTTGGAAGTTGTTGGCACCAGAGGCCCAATCAGCAGTGGTTGATTGGGTGTTTGCAATGTTGGCATTGATAGCACCAGGCATTTGGAATAATCCACTGGTAGCAATGAATGAGTTAGATCCTTGGGTTTCAGCTGGACCACCGAAAGCATGGATGGCGTTAGGAAGAGCATCAATGGCATCAGTGTAGTTGAATGGTTGAGCACCTAGGGTCTTGTATAGGACAGAGCCGGCTTCAAGAGATGAGCAGTAATCAACGTTAGCATCAGGTTGGACAACCCAGACTAATTCCTTGCAAGGATGATTGAAGTTAAGCTTGATTTTGTTGGATGATGAACCGACTGATTCGTCACCAGTGAATTGAAGTTGTTCAATAAGGTATTCGTGTGGGTTTTGTGCCATCTTTCTGCGTTCATCAGTATCAAGGAAGATGTAGTCAACATAAAGGGAAGCGGCAACAAGGGATTGTTGGTAAGCAGCAGTGACTGATTGGGTGGTTCCGTTAGATTCAGTTAATGATTTAACAGCCCATAGACATTCTCCAATTGGTCTGAAATCAATGTTGATTTTGACTTCGTGGTATTGAAGAGCAATAAGTGGAAGAGCAAGTCCAGGGTTTCTGCAAAACCAGAAAAGAAGAGGAATGTAAAGGGTGGTTTCTGGAAGAGCGTTTCTTGGGGCACAGACTTGGTTTGGTCCTCCGTTTGATGAACAAGCACCTGATACAGCGGCGAAATCAGGGTCGCAGATGTATACAAGTTGAGTGGTGTGACCAATCATCTTGAAGTATCCACGTTGTTGTTCGGATGAAAGAGTGACTTGGTTCCAGATGTGCATCCAATCACCATATTGACGGTCAATTCTTTGACCACCAATTTCGACTTCAACTTGGGAGACAAGTTGTTCACCGACGAAATCTAACCAACGGGCATAGACGCCATCAGTTCCGGCGGTCTTTTGGGATTGGTTGATTTCTGGAAGGGTGACTTGAAGGTAGGTTCTGTAAGCTAAATCACCATTTCTTGAAATGGTGCAGGTAACTCTACGACCAAAATCGGCTTGACCAGAGAAAGTTTGTTCAATACTTTCCATGGCAAAGTTGGTATGTCTGCGGTATGATACTTTCCAGAAAGTAATTTCTGGTGTTCCGGTAAGGAAGACGTCTTGTGCGCCGTAGGCGACTAGTTGCATTAGTGCTCCACCCATTTTTAGGATATATACTATTCCAAGAAAATAATTTCAGAAATTATTGCTAAATAAATAGAATTGTGTGTATTAATTCACAATTCTATTTCGAGTTTTTTCATATGTACACGTTTGTTACCATATATGCTATGTATATTACTAATATACATAAAAAATGATATATTAGGTTTTAAAATTGGATATAATGAAATTTTCTAAATAATCTTCCTGGAATATTTCTCTACGATTTTCATGTTTTTTCGTAAAAATGTATTTTTCGTTCATTTTCTTAATCGACCAACCATCTTCCAATGCATTGTTTATAAATATGATTTTTTGATATTGTTTTTTATTTATCTTTATATTATCTGGCGTTTCCAATAAAATGGCTGTGTCTGACATCAAGTTGATAATACTATACTATCTCTATATATAGCGAAATTCATAGTTTTACGATTTATATATAATTATCTAATTCGTCAATACTTATTCCCATATCTAATAGTTTTTGAATTCTCGAAGGATGCATTGTTATTTGCATCAATTCTTCTTTGTAAATACAACATCTTGATGTCAATGCTTCGTAGTCTAATTCAAATATGCATGGATTTTCTGATAAATAACCCCAACATTCATCGTCTAATTTATCAAGATTTTGTTCTATTAAATGAATCGCATTTGGATTTTCTGATAAACTAGCCCAATCAATTTTTTTTGGATTTTTTTCCAATAAAGGAATCGCATTCGGATTTGCTGATAATATAGCCCACACAATCTTATCTCGGTTTGTTTCTAATAAAGGAATCGCATTTGGATTTCTTGATAAAACGAGCCAATCGATTTTATCGGGATTTGCTGCTAATAAAGGAATTGCATTTCGATTTGATGATAATAGAGCCCACTCAATGTTATGAGGATTTGCTTCTAATAAAGGAATCGCATTTGGATTTTCTGACAACGCAAACCAGTCGATTTTATCAGGATTTGCTTCCAATAAGGGTATTGCATTTGGATTTCTTGATAACCATGACCAGTCAATTTTATCTTGATTTTTTTCTAATAAATGCATCGCATTCGGATTTTCAGATAACCATTCCCAGTTAATTTTGTCAGGGTTTTTTTCTAATAAAGGAATCGCATTTGGATTTCTTGATAACCATGTCCAGTCAATTTTATCTTGATTTTTTTCTAATAAAGGAATCGCATTTGGATTTTCCGATAAATTTTTCCAAGAATAAAAGTCTAATTTATCCAGATTTTGTTCTAATAAAGAAATAGCATTTGGATTCAATACTAACCTATCCCATTCAATATTTTTAATATTAATCGATTTGTTCAGTTTGTACATTTTCAATAGTATTGCGGTATTATTGTATTTTTGCTTAATATAAATGAAACAAAAAAAGTAAATCAATTTTTTATTTTTTATACACCTTTTTCTCATTTAAAATGTACAAAGATTCAAAACATCTTTATTCATGACATGTCTTATTGTTTTATTATATTCAACATAACAATCTGAACAAATTCCATGTGAAAATAAACAATGAAAATTCTGTATAGTATTATTGTTAGATACTACATCAATATGAAATTTTACCAATCCATGATATTTACCATTTTTTTTATTTCCTGAAACTAAAACATTATCACGATTGTCTATATACATACCAAAGCCATTTTCTGTATCATTTTCCCAAAGACCTTCATATGAATGTCCATTTGGATAGTATAATGTACCACAGCCATTTTTATATCCATAAATTAGGTCTCCTTGATAATTAATCATACCACATTTCATAGTTCCAATTGAATATAACGTTTGATTACAATTTATATTGAATTGTTCCTTAGCAATTTCATATTTAAATAAATGATTTTTGAATTTTTCGATTTCTTCTACATAGTTTTTTATTTGTGAAATTTTGTTTTTATTTTCATATCCATAAAAATTATAATAAAATATCATTGCCATTATTACATAGAATACGAATTCAAAAACGCTTTTCATTTTATATGATGTTCCGGTTTGTCTATTTATATCAAATAAATTGTATAAGAGTTGAATCAATTTTTTGCACATTTTCACATTTGTTCATATAAAAAATTGAATAAAATAATATAAAAATAATAATATAATATATTATGATGACTCAAAACAACGATACAAACGCATTTTTAGAAACATTTACAAAATGCGATATATTTACTCCACACGTAGTATCCAAACAAATGGCGGACAAATTACAGAAACATGGTACATTATTAGAACCATCGGTCGGTACAGGTAATTTATTGAAACACATTACTATTACTGATTACGAAAAAGTGGATGTTTTCGATATAAAAAAAGAATATTTGGACCAGTGTCCACGCCATCCAAAAATAAACAAATATTTGGTCGATTTTTTGAAATATGAAACCGCCGAAAAATATGACAATATTATTTTAAATCCACCTTATATAAAAATCCAGGATTTACCCAGCCATTACATTGCATTTATCAAAGAAAAATGGCCTATTTTGAGCGATGGAAATATAGATATCTATTATGCGTTTTTGTTCAAATGTTTGGAATTATTGAAAGACGACGGGGTCATGGTAGCAATTACTCCTAATAGTTATTTACATAATAAGTCCGCGCTTAAATTCCGAAAATATTTATTGGAAAAAAAATGGATTCAAGAAATCATCGATTTTGAAGATAAACATGTATTTCAGGATGCCGCAGTATATTGTTGTATAACTGTTTTCACAAAAAATGATAAACCGGTTTTGATATATAATGGGGTGGCCATTGATTATAATGCCATTCATAATCCATCAAATAAATTGAATTTGATACATTATGCAGATTCATCTGAAAAAGTAATTCTCAAAAATATATGCAAAATATACAATGGTATTGCTACATTGCGAGATGCAGTGTATATACATGATATCAAATTATATGATGAACCTTGTTGGAAATTATTAAAAACGTCGACTTCTCATAAATATTGCATATATCCATATAAGGACGATGGTGTAATTATTGACGAAACCACGTTTAAAACTGCGAATCCAAATACCTACAATTATTTGGTAGACAAGAAAACTGTACTTGCAGAACGAGACCGTGGAAATAAAACATATGTAACTTGGTATGCATATGGACGTAGTCAATCAATCAAAGTTTCTAAAAAAGAAAAGGTAATTTATATACCCACCCTTATCAACCCCAATGATTTGAAATATACTATCGAAGAACCAAAATTACATTCGGGATGTTTATGCATTGAACCCTCCGATACAAATGATATACCCCGAATAATAGAGTGTATCAAAAAAAATACCGATTATTTGTTCAAAAATAGCAGCAAAAAGAACAATGGATGGATTAATTTATCAACGACACTTTTATATGAATTGTGTCTGTAAAAAATACGTAAAAAATATCAACTATATAAACTTTATATTTTTGTTTTGTTTGAATTTTCTTTTTTTCTATATTCAAATAATTTCTGTCAAAATTTCGTTAAATGGTATGTTCTCAACAATATTTACAATCTCCGGAACTTTGTCAAATCTTTCGCCCACACCGCAATTATGATTGACTTCCAAAATAACATTGTAATTGTTATGTACAAGTTTGTGTTTTGCTAAATTTTCATAAATTTTGAAACTATTTTCATAAGTAACTATTTCCCAATGTTTAATTGTATTGTCTTTTTTCAAATAAGGGATTTTATTCATCAAAATGTTAACAGGAACAATATGGACATCGGGGTTAGCCCATTTCAAATGCGATACCTCACCGGTCAAGTTCTCCCAGTAATTATAACAATTTTGAGAATAATTTGTCATACAGAATTTAATCGGGAATATGATGTGTGGTACATCGTCTTTTAAGACAACAACATCGCAGTTTTTCTTTCCAGATTTGGTTGTAGATTTTACTGCATATTCCTTTTTAATTGTAAAGTGATTCATATTTTCTTCTCCGTACCTCGTTTTAATCGCTTGTTTCACCATGTTCTCAATAAACTCATTCAATATATCGGTTCGCTTTGAACTTCGCGGACCATGTGTGAAATAAGCGTTTAAACTATCTTTTACCCCGGTTGGTAACATATCTTGGTTCTCCATGTATTTCAAATTACGCGTGTTGTTTACCTTATTCAATTGTTGATAAAAGTATTTCAATTTTTTGTATAATCAATTATTATTCAGATTCAATGTTTCATCAAATAAACGAAATGTATCTTTATCATGGGAAATAATGATAATACAATTTTTATATTTTCTAAAATCGTCAATTAGCTGAATAATTTCATCTTTCAATTCTATATCCAATGCATTTGTAGGTTCATCCAATATCAATATCTTCGATGTACTTATTAACCCACTTATAATATTTACAACTTGACGCTGACCGCCAGACAAATTTTCACCAAGAGAACCTGCATTTGAATTGTATATATCCACATTTTTATACAAACCTTGTATTTTTGGATATTTCATGATTTCTTTCAAAAAAATCTCGCATATTTCCGGGTCTTTGCATCCATACATTATATTATCCATGATTTTTTTATCAAATAATTTTGAATTCTGATTGACATAGGTAATATTTTGGCGAATGTAATCTGGGTCAATTGTAGAAATATCAACGCCGTCAATGTATATTTTTCCACTAACTGGGTCATATAATCGCAGTAATAGCTTAGCGAACGATGATTTGCCCTTTCCACTTAACCCTGTTATACCTATGATTTTTTGGTCTGTATTGATACTAAACGACGAATTTGAAAAAACGGGTGTTGTTTTTTTCGATTCATAATAAAATGTCACATTATCAAATATAATATTATTGAACTTTAAATCATGTGAATTATATCTCTTATTCATTAACTCGTTTATATCAACTTCATTTCCTAACATTTTATTAAAATCAGTTGTAATATATTCAATTCTGCCAATGAATTCTAACCAATCTGGTAAATTATTGATAGTGGAAACAATCTTGTCTCTATATAAGAGTAATATAGTGATAAATGTAATAAATGTAGTTGTTTTAATTTTCTTTGTGTATTGCAATTGAATCAAATAAAACAATGAGACAAAAATAATTATATACACAAAAAATGTTAATATGCTAGTATGGGTTGTTATAGTATCGAGAAAATTAATTCCTTCATTTATGGCTTTATCTGTTAATGTCGTAAAATTGTTAATTTCGTTCACAGTTTCGCCACGATAAATTACTTTATCAATATTGTTCAAAATATCAATAATAAATTTTTCATTTTCATTGATAACGGTTTCTTGATCATTTTTTGCTTTTCTCAGATTATTCCAATTTGCATAAATATAAAAAAACAATACTAAATTTGCAATTAAAAATGATATGCCAAATACCGGGTTTTTATATATAAAATAAGATGAAATAATTAATAAAAATGCCGTTGTGGGTATAATTACACTGATAATATCATAAAATAATGCATAAAATGATACTGAAATACGAGTAATTGGGGTAATGAATTCAATGAAATTAACATCTTTCATATTTTCATTGTTCGATTTCAAAATAATTCTGAATAGTTCTTTTTTCACCCATTGAATTAATTTTGTAATAAGGTTGTTCTGATAAGTTTTGTAAATATAATAAATAACAAAATATAGGGCAGACAACGCTATAAAATAATTGAAAAATTCCATGGTCATTTTTTTCGAATTTTGTTCGACGGACTGAATAATATTTGCAGTAATGTAAGAAATTCCATTTGTTTGAATCAATGTAATAAGCAAACTCAATAACACAAGAATGCCAGTATTTGTTGCTTCTTTCTTAAAGAATATATATAACAAATAGTTTACAATGTTCATTTTTTGATATTGTTGTATATTAAATACTAAATATATTATTTTCATCAAGTATTATCAATATTATTCGATGTATCACAAATGTATTTTACAAAATAGACTTCTAAAATATGGTCAAATCATAAAAAATAATTGCAGAAATAAATACATAAACAAAACAATGGATATTTACATAAAATGAATCAAAAAAAACAACCGTCTAAAAAAATACATACAAATACCACTATTGATGAAAAACATACCGAAATGTTGAATTATTTTTATGAATTAGAAAATCATACTATACCGATTTTAATAATTGAAAAGAAGAATTTAAAACAGAAGTTACGAGAACTTACAATAAATAAAATTGATATTTATATGGATATTCGTGATAAAATAGATGCAATTGATAAAGAGATAACGGAACTGAAATCCAAGAAAAAACAATATTTATTAGACAATTCAAAACACATTTTTGAATATTTTGAAGAGAAAAAGAAAGTATCTTCCGGGGATAATAATCAAAATGTTAATGTTCTCAATTCCTTCTTCAAAATTAATGCAAAAACTGAAAAGTCTGCGAATGTAAATAGTGATAAATATAGTCAGTCAAAGAAGAGTTACCAAAATTATTGGAAAAACGTGAATAATGAGTTATTGAACATATATGATTTTGTGGTTCCGTCTGACGTATGTGAAATATGTCATCAAGGAGAGCTGATTCCACAGGATGAAGAGGGAATTTTAATATGCAATAACCAAAATTGTGGTAAATTTATCACATACATTGTGGATAGTTCAAAACCTACGAACAAAGAACCACCAAATGAAGTGTCATACACTGCATACATTCGTCTTAACCATTTCAAAGAGATTCTTTCACAATTTCAAGCAAAAGAGACAACTCAAATACCGGACGAAGTGATTGATGCCATTCGCAATCGTATTAAGAAAGAGCGTATTACTGATATTACATTGATAAATTATGACAAAATGCGTGATATTTTACGTAAATTGGGTTTGAACAAATACTTTGAACATATTCAGTATATCAATTCGCAATTTGGTATTAAACCGCCGATTATGAATGAAGAATTGCACGAAACATTATGTGTTCTCTTTATTGAGATTCAAAAACCATGGGCGGTTCATTGCCCGGCAAATAGAACGAACTTTTTCAATTATACATATACACTATATCAGTTGTGTGTTCTCTTGGACCAAACACAATATCTTCCTTATATTCCGATGATGAAAGACCGGGAAAAACAGTTGGAGCAGGATATGATATGGAAAAAGGTATGCAATGATTTGGACTGGGAATTTTTTCCGACTGTGTAAGGGAATTATTCCGATTGTGTAAGTAAATACAATTATAATTTTGTAATTATAATTGTAAATCAATTGTAGTATCCTATTGCTTGGCTTATCCTATTGCTTCGCTTATGCAAGTTTAATACCACCAACTAAACCGGTGCCTAAACTAAATCCAGCACCGCCTCTCATAGATGATCCCATGGATGGAACAAATGTGTCTAAAATACTGAATGATGCGGCGGCAATTAATGCGATGATAAGGATTTCATCAACATTAAGAGGTTTACGCGGAACAATCATTGCAACAACGGCAACAGCAAGACCTTCAATAAGATACTTAATAATGCGTTTAACTAATTCTGCTAAATCGAATGTCATTTGACTATTATAAATAATACTAACAAAAAAATATATGAAAAAATAGAAAATTAATATATTAATTCAAAAAACACTTAAATATATTTGTTGCTAAATAAATATTATTATGGCAACCTTTGAAAGAAAAAATTTAGACAACGGAAAACCAAATCCTAAATATATCGATTTATGTGATGAGGATACTCCAATTGCCGGACAAAAATTCGCTTGTATGTCTTTTGTTTCACCTGAAAAAATACTAAAAAAGCGCGAATTGTTCATGTTTGAACAATTTATAAAACAATGGGATTTTACTAAATCTATGACTAAATTTCTAGATTTCATCCATTTCTTGTCTTATAAATACAATTTGAATGTAGAAGATGTTATCAATGATTTTAATGAGTTTTCAAAAGAAGAAGAAACAAAGCTGAAAGAATCGTCAGTGGATGATGATTTCAATAATTTCATGGATAAAAATGAAGAACGTCTTGCAACTCAATTTCAACGTGAAAATGCTTTCCAAACATCAGTTCGTGGTTTGAAAGTAAGAGGTGTATTTTCAACACAAGAAGAAGCTGAAATGCAATGCAAGAAATTACGTGATTATGACCCAAATCATGATATTTTTGTAGGACCGGTTGGTATGTGGATTCCATGGGACCCAGATGCTTACAAGACTGGTCGCGTTGAATTTATGGAAGAAGAATTAAACAAACTACATCAAGAAAAAATGAAAAATGAAACAAAGGCAAAACAAGAATTTGAACAACGCATTAAGGAAACAAAAAAGAAGGCAATTGAAGAAAATATCAAGTTGGCTGAAAAATCAGGAAACGTGTTAACCCAAACTATGGACGAAGATGGCAATTTGGTTGGTGTTCGCGAGACAGTCAACTTCGAAGAACGTGAAGCAGCTGACGTCGAAACAACAAACATTCGTAATGAAATGCTTCGTGAAACCAAATTAAAAGAAGAAGAAACAAAAGATGCTGAAAAATCTAATGCTCAACGCGCTGATAGTATTCAAGTAGAAATGGATAATTAACAATTTTACTCTTAAATTCAAACTGGCATCAAAATGTAGCTTTTATCATTGTTTATAAAAACATGAAAAAAATATTATTATGAATATGCATAGAACAATCAATGCTTCAAACGCGCCATCGCGAAACATTCATATAATTTATATATTGTTTATATACAAATTATATCTAATATATTTCCAGAATCATCATTACCATTTGGATTTTTTAACATTGATAGCAGGCCCACTGTTTTTCTTTTTCGATTTACTTGGGTCATATGCTTCGTCCTCATCATCGGAACCCATATTTTTCGAAATTTCCCAAAATTCTTTGGATCCCAATTTGAAATCCGGTCTGCCTTCGGCTTTATACCAAAATATTTGGTCTTGTAATTTATTCGATTTTGCATTGTTATTTATCACTAAACATTCATAGTTCTCCGTGGTTTGGTCCATAACCGCATTAAACGATTCCAATGTGGGGAACATAGATGCATAATTTTCCCATATTCTTTTACGATTTGTCATATAAGGTTCTCTTAAAATAAATACATAATCAATATTTGTTCTCAAATTGGGTGGAATACCCAATGGATATTGCATAGTTATTATAAGCATGACTTTCCAGTGACGACCATTCATAAAAAGAAGACGCATCATTTTATCACGGGTCCATGTTTGGTCATACAAACAATCATCCAAAATGACAAATGCACGAGGGTCTATCGTCGTTTTTTTATACGTTTCAATTTCTTTGTTCACCTGTTTCAACACTGCTTTTTGACGACGTAAAATGTTCTCAATTAATACTGTATTATATTCATCGTGAATAAACAATTTTGGGACATGACTTGCATAAAATCCATTACCGGCTTCTGTACCAGAAATAACAGTACCAATCGGAATATCTTGATGATGGTATAGTAAATCTCTTACCAAATAGGACTTACCCGTATCACGACGACCAATCATTACAATAACAGGACCTTTATTTTCATCTGGTTTAAAAGTGATTGCTCTCATATCAAATTTTTTTAATTCTAATGTCATATTTTTCCTAAACTATTTATTTGATAATGTATCGATATAAATTAATTGTATAAAACATAACGTATATACGTGAAAATATCATATAAAGACCTGCCCATTAGTAAAAATAAGTTAAAATACTGTTGTTTTAATATTCATGAGTAAATATACAGAAACTATTATGACAGATTTAGGAAATCCAGTAAAATTATTTCAAATTAATTTTTGCAAAAGAAAAGAAATCGATTTAGAAGAATTGGTAAAACAATATATTCCGAATAAAATAGACCTAGACAATGAATATAAACCGTTTTCTATGTCCAAATTTCAAAATTACAATCCGATTTATAATCACTATTTTGATATGGACGAAACTACATACAACCGCATTTCATTAAATTCGAAATATCAATTTAAAAATTTATACGAAGTTGAAAATTTAGACACAAATACTTGCCATGAAAAAAGTGTGTTTATCAAGTATTCTCCATTAATTGACCCTATACGATATATGATTGGTAAATATCAAAATATAGATAAAGATTATGTCCTTCCAAGCATTGATAACGATAGTGTATGTTTTTCTAAATTAAAAGACCCTAATAATATGGCATATACCGATTGTTTTTTCAGTTATTTGAGTAGTCAACTTTTAAATCATCATGGTTTTGTACATGGTATTGATTTTTTTGGGTCTTTTTTGGGAATTCAAGAAAAATTCAAGGCAAACGTTACCGATGATTTAGAATATTTGAACAATTCAAATTTTTTCAATCAAAATGTAGGAATTTTATTTTCGGTGACTGATACCGAAAATGATAATGAAATGGATTTTGGTTCTCGAAATAATAGGAAAAAAATAGCAATTTCATCATTATCGAATCCTCACAATTTATCCGCGATTTCATTAGGAGCCGATATTATAGAAATAAACAATGATATTGAAGGTGAAACTGAATTAGTTTATAAAAATAACTCAAAAAAGAATTCATCATATTCATCCTCATCTTCATCTGATAAAAGCGTTGTTAATTATACAAGTGACGATGAAGATGATAATGATGATGATGATAATTATTCGACATGTAGTTCAGATGAATCCGACTCAACTAGTAGTGACGAAGAACAAGACCCCGAAGAAGAAATATATGCATACATATCAAATTTTCCGGTTCAAATGATTTGTTTAGAAAAATGCGATGGAACGATTGATTCACTTTTTGAAAAAGATGTTTTGGATAAACAACAATGTGCAAGTGCAATGTTTCAAATTATTATCACATTAGCAACTTATCAAAAAGCTTTCAAGTTCACTCACAATGACCTACATACAAACAATATCATGTATATTAATACGGATATTGAATATTTGTATTATTGTTACAATAAAAAGTACTATAAAGTTCCTACTTATGGTAGAATATACAAAATAATCGATTTTGGAAGAAGTATTTATAAATATCAAGGAAAAACTCTATGCAGTGATAGTTTTGCACCCGGTGGTGACGCAGTCACTCAATATAATTGCGAACCGTTTATGAATGAAAATAAACCTCGATTAGAACCCAATATGAGTTTTGATTTATGTAGATTGGGATGTTCTATCTATGATTTTGTCATAGATCATGAGAACAATCACAAAAAAATGGACGATTTTCAAAAAACGATATTACGATGGTGTATGGACGACAATGATAAAAATGTTTTATACAAAGCAAATGGCGATGAACGTTATCCTAATTTCAAATTATATAAAATGATTGCGCGAACTGTTCATAAACATACACCAGAAGAGCAATTCAAATTTCCATTATTATCACAATTTGAAATTGCAGAAAGTGATGTAGAGAACCAAACTGTTATCAATATTGACAAAATACCATCGTACACGTAGATATATGAAACGTATAAAAAAATATAGTTTTATATTATAAATGAAAAATAAAACTATAAAAAATACCATAAACACAAAAAATGCAAAAAATAAAAACAAAAAAAAGAATAAAACAAAGCACGTTCGATTTGCAAAGAAATTGGAACATTATCATAAAGAAACATCATATAATCCTATAAAGATACCGCCTACATCGAGATGTGTAGAACCTGCGGTTCAAATAAAAAAAGCATTGGTATCGAATGTTCTATAAAAGATGGTTTAGCATATTTTTATTACACATTTTCTCATTTGTCAAGGGACTGCGTTTCACAAATACCGAATTTTTCTAAAAATACGTTCAATGGCAATGGATACCACATAAAAAAAAGTCCTTCGCCATATGTGCTACTACATTCAGTATAATGTGCAAAATGTATTTTATTTTTGTTATGTAATTCAGTATAAAATAAATAGGCTTCTTTCTTTTCTTCATCGTTCATTATGTTGTTATATGTTTTTTCAAATAATATGTTAGCAAAATCATCATCATCAAAATTATATATTCTTATTCCAAAAATACTACCATTATCATAAATTCCCATTTTTATAATAATATATTATACATTTATTATTATAATGTAACGCAATCATGGAGTCCCTTCAAGTAAATGAGAAAAGGTATATAAGCATATAGTTTTTCGAAATATTTTATTTCATGTATTGCATTTTAAATTCTTCTGGTGTATAAATCGGTATTCCTAATTCCTTGGCTTTTTTGATTTTATTGGAATCATCTTCTTTTGATTTCACAATTACCGCAAACGTATTTTTATTAACCGAATCTTCCAATGTAGCACCGACTTTTCCCATTTTTTCAATGATTTCTTTATCACGAACCTTTGTCATTACTATTTTTTTACCGTACAATGGGTCACTTGTATCTATTACTATATTGGCTATTGCAGTTGTTTGTTCTGCTTGTTTTGTTTCACTCAATTTTCCTTTTAATCCAGTTTCTTCTAAAAATGCCATAAACGCAGGGATATTGTTAACCAATCCTTTTGCATTTTCTAATCCAATTCCTTTGATGGATTGCAATTTTTTCACCTTTTCTTCGACACTGTCTTGTGATGTCAACAAATCAGGATATTCATCCATCATTGGTTGCATTTTTTTTCTTGAAAGTCCTCTTCCAAATGTATTGGATGCGACCATAATATCCAATAAGGATGCTTTATCAACTTTTTCATGTATTCCATTGAATATCTTTTCAATCATTTTGGTTTTGAATCCTTCTACTTTTTCAAAATCAGTTTTGGACATTTTCAAAATCTTACCAACTGTATTATATCCTGCTTCCATAATACGTTTTACATTTCCACTGGATAATCCATCCACCTCCAATTCTACGAAAAACATAGTAATATTCTTTTCTAATACTGTAATATCTCCTTTAATGTCTTCCAATACAATATCTACATGGTTTGTTGTCCATATATATGGTATATTTGGCATTTTTGCTTTTTCAGCTGGTGTTGTAACTGCTTTTATATAGGGTATTACATCACCACTACGGATCATTTGAACAACTGCACCAATACCTAATTTGTTGTCTTCTATGAATTTACCATTAAAACCAGTGGCATATTCAATGGTAACTCCTCCTAAACGAATTGGTTCAATTCGAACGCGTGGTTTCAAATAACCGTTTTTACTTGGTGACCATATAACATCTACCACTTTTGCTTCTCCCATTTGGTCAGAAAGTACCATTTTGAATGCAAATGCATGCTCTGGATTACCGGAAATACGTTGATATATATTATTGTCTGTAACAATCACGCCGTCAATTTCATACATATAATTGGTTCGCCAATCGACAAGTATTTCAGAAAGCATTTCATTGGATAAAGCTTCGACGGTTTTGTTCATGACAACTTCGTGTTTCATTTCGGTTAATTTTTGTAATTGTTGGCTTGGTGTCATTTTTGGTTGAATAATTTCATAAGCTACAAAATGTAAATCTTTTGATTTTTCATCGATGGTTTTACTATTGATGATTCCAGATACTAAATTTCGCGGATTGGCAAAAATAGATTTGTACTTTTCTTCAAATACTTGTTTAGGAATAATGAACTCACCGCGAACAACCATATTTGGTTCTTTTGGTAAATTTAATATAGATAATAGATGACTAATATCTTGACCGACCTTTCCATCACCTCTGGTATATAATTTAGGCTGTGGACCTTCGGTTGAATACATACCACTAACTCCATCTAATTTGCATGATAATACATATGGTCCTTTGTATTTATTCATCCAATTTGAAAGAGCATTTGAATCTGGTTTGATTTTGTCCATAGATGGCATTTCGTAGGGTAATGTTACTTTGTTTTTTTTGACAGGAGCACCAATCAAGTCGACTTCAATATTTTTAGGATATTTTTTTTCGATATATTCTTTCACAATATCATACTCGTTATCGGTCATTAATGAGGCGGTTGTGTTGTAATATCTATCACTTGCTAAAACAATCATTTCTGATAATTCTTTTTCATTTAGTGATTCTAAAACAGTTATACCATTTTCTTTGAAATTGGTAATATGTGTTTTTGTTTTTTCAATTTCTGCATTGGATATGTTATCAACGGCCATTACTTTCTTATCTTGGTTTATATTTAATTCATTTTCTATTTTTTCAATTTTATTTTTTTTGGTTTTTTCCGGTTTTTCCTTTTTCACTTTTCTTGTCCTTGGTTCTTTTGGAATATATCGTTTAGGCGATTTTTGTTTTCTTGGTTCTCTTTTTTTTTGTTTTTCTGGTTCTCTCATTTCTTCCATTGATTTAGGAGAAATAGATTTCAAAACTTCTATATTTTCATTCATATTTTGTTGAACAGGTTCTCCCATTTGAACAAGTTCTCCATTTTCTATTTTTGGAATTGATTTAGGAGAACTTTGAATAAAAACATCCTTTTCCCTTTTTGTTTTTTTTGTTTTTGGTTCTTTTGGAACTTTCTTTTTAGGCGATTTCTTTACTTTTGGTTCTTTTGGTTCTCTCTTTTTCCTTGTTTTTTTTCCTGGTTGAATAGGTTCTCCAATTTCTCCTTTTTCATTTGATTTAGGAGAAATAGTTTCTGAATCATCTATATTTTCAACTATTTTTTGAGAACCTGGTTCTTTCAGTTGAACAAGTTCCCCTATTTCCTCTTTTGGAATTGATTTAGGAGAAATATTTGTTGAATCATCTATGTTTTCTTCTTTCTTTTGAGAACCTGGTTCTCCTTTTTCCTCTTTTTGATTTGATTTAGGAATAACTGTCCTTCCATCTTTTCTGTCTTCCGGTTCTCTATATTCTAATCCTAAAAAATCAAAAATATCACGCTCCGAATCAAACGTATTTTGCAGTTGTTCCGTTTTTTTCTTGTCCACCATTTTTGAAATACCATGTTCATTTAAACTATATCCCATTTTCAAAGCATGTCCCCGCATAACAGTATTGAAACCTTTGCTACCGGTAAAATATAATACAGCAAACGGATATTCTTGATGTTTTGTATACAAGAAATCAACCCGACGATGAACCTTACTTGATGGTAGCTTTGCTACGACCAATGATTTTGTTTTACCGCGAGAGAGAACATTCGTAATAATTCCATTTTCTATTAATATATCGATAAATTTTTCAAATACGAATGGATTTGTAGAAGTAATAATAACGTCTATATCTCCCGAACTTTCAAGTTTACGCCGATAACTTCCAACGATTTCATAAGCAGAATCGTCTTCTTTCACTTTATCGAAAATAGAAGAAAAAGTTTCATTGTATTTGTCTATTTCTGAACGAGGAATACGTTCTTGTATATCTTCATAATATTTAAGACCTATTTTTTGAACAACGTTGAGAACTTCTTCTTGACGTTCTCGTAATTCTTGTATACTTTTAATTCCAAATTTTTCTACTAGTTCTTTCGCTTTAATAGGTCCAATACCATATACATTACTTAACATATATTCGGGTTTGTTTTTTTCACGTTCTAATAATTCTAATGTTCCCGTTTCTTGATATTCTTTTAGTTTTTCCATAATAGTAGGTCCAATACCAGGTAATCCTTTCAACTGTGAAACCTGAACGATTGGCTCGGGATATGCAAGAATGGTTTCTTGTGCTCGCTTATATACTCTTGCTCGAATATTGTCACCACGTTTACTCATTAATACCGTGAGTTGTTCCATCAAATCAACGAGATTTTCGTTCATAGGTTCTCTATTTTCAACAATATTTTCGGGTGATTTTTCCGGCATTTTTTTCTTCGTCTGTCTCGGTTTACGCGGTTTCTTTTCTTTATTTTCTTTTAATACCATTTTTTCTTTCAATAATTGTTTTTGTTCATTTATTATTTGTGACATATATTATATATATTACAAATATCTTTTAACATTCTAAATTCCGATTGAATTGTTAGAAACCTGGTGCGTCAGTAAATATTTGAGTGTTTGCTGTATTCAATGTTTTGGCTTCTGTAACTACATTGAACAATTCAGAAATAGCGTTGTTATTTTGGAAAAAGATGAATGCACCAACTGCTGTACTAACAAATACTATAATTGCGTCTCTAACAAAGTATTTCAAAGGTTTCCATTCTTTGTCTAAATATTTTGCCTCCAAAAATTTCATTACGCAAAATATAAAAGTAATCAAAAATGAAACAATCAGTATTTTTTCCATAAAAATATATAATAATTACTAAATATTTTTATAGATATTATTACGCATTTATGGCAATTCTTCGAAATCCAATGATGGGATATCATTCGAAGATAACATATTATCTCCATCCAATAATTCAAAACCGGTCAAATCCATTGGCTCTGTATCAATTGTAATGCGGTCATTATCGTCATCGCTGTCACTTTCTTCTTCTAATTTACGTTGAATTGCTCTTGATGTACTGATTTCTTCTAAACGTTCAATATTTTTTGGTGCATTTACTGTATCTACTTTATTTTCGGTATCCATTACTGAATCATAATCATTAAACGATAAACGGGTAATAACTGGTTCGTTGTCAATGTTTTGTATTGAAGGAACCATGGATGGTAATTCTTCGGTTGAAGTTTCTTTTACTTCCGACGATTCTGATTCGTTTTCTTTTACTGGTGTTTCAATAACAGGGTCTTCTAATTTCTCAATAATTACCTCCTCTTCTTGTTCAACGCCTTCTTCCATATAAGCACGAATAATTGCTTCGGTTGGAATACTTTCGCGAATTGCTGTCAAAATTGATTCTTGGATAATGACTTCTAATTCACGATTGTTCTTTTGCACCTGCAATGGATTGATATTCTTCTCAAATAAATATACATTCATGTACAATTTACGTGCAGTATTGATATATACCTTGTGAATGAAATTGTCCAAATTTGGAATGGATATGTCGATTTTCTTCTGTTTATTTCCCACGCGAATACATGTCAATACCTTTAATTGTATAATATGAACACATGTAATCAAATCTTCTAAATAATTACAACCACTTCGTTCAATGATTCGTTTACGTTCTTCTTCTACAATAATGGCATTCCATTTAGGAATACGGGAAAGTAAATTTTGAAATGTCATTAAATATTTGTCTACCTCGTTGTTTTCTACACACATCTTCCATGATTCATTAAATATAGAACGAATGCCTTCAATCACAAGCGGTGAAAAAATACTGACTAAACGACTACACCATTCATTTTTTGATTCTTGTAAGTTGGATAAAACAAAATCGTCCATTTTGTAAAATAGACGTTTATTTTTTAAATAGTATTTTGACGAAAAAATAATATATCCAATAAATGGAACAATAACATTTTTTCGCAACGGAATTCACTTTTACGACATTGATAGTGCATGATTATATTGGATTTTTGTAAATCATCCCATTTTTTATCTTCAGAACGCTTTAACCAATCTATTAAGTCGATGCACGAATATCCGTTCTCATACATCGTATTTACTAAATCCAATAAATGATTGTGGTGTATTTCGGGTAAACATATTGCTTTTTCCATATGTTCACCGAGCCATTCTTTTTTCGAATTTTCGTATTCTTTGAAATCATATTTTTTGTTCAAATTATATTGATGTAGGTTGATTGTATTTCCATTTTCGTCAATATATTCTGGAATACATATTTCGCAAAATCGGGATAAAATCGGGTTTAACAAACGATTTTTGTTTTCAACTACGATGAAAAAACGCGTTGTAAAACTAAACAATTCAATGCATCGGCGCAGTGCGGACTGGGCGTCAATCGTCAAATAATCAGCATTGAAGAGAACAATGGATTTGAATGGTACGCCACTATTGGATTGTATATTCGTTTTGGCAAAGAATTTGAGTTCTTCTCGAATAAACTTGATTCCTTTACCGTGGGCACAGTTTACAAACATGACATTGGTTTTGATTTTTTGTTTATCGCCGTTGTATATTTTATGAAGAAAATTGTGGATGATTGTTTTTTTGCCTGTTCCCGACGAACCGTGAATAATAATATTGGGTATTTTATTGCTTTTATGGAAATAATCCAATTTATCTTGTATATTTTGATGGATGGGTAATTGATTTATATTCATATGTATAGTATGAATATAAATCATAGTCTTCCTTCTATATTTTTGTTTTAAAAATATCTATTTCAAGTTTTCCATGAACCAAAATAATTATGTTTTGCATAATCTCCAAAATATTGTCGTTTATTATTATGTAAAATTTTAATGTCATCTTTATTTTCATAATCAAGATATAAATTTGTTACATAATCTGGTCCAGTTGTTCTATATACATACAATTCTGAATTATTCACATTATTCACATATTTATCAATATTTTCATGTATAGTATCAATCAATAATTTAATAAATTGATTTCTTGGTTCAGCTGCAAATGCATATTGACCTAATAAAAAGTATTGGTTTCTATCGCAAAATGGTTTGTATCTTTTATTAATGCACATTTTTTTTTGAATAATTTCATCAACTGGGAAAACACATTTGTAATTTAGTAAGTCATCGAAATTTTGGATACCATTCATGTCCAAATCCATATAAAATCCACCATAGTGATATATTACAATATATCTAAAAAAATCTATTTTTTGTATTTTTATTGGTAGCTTCAAGTAGGTTTTGTAATATTCTGGATAGTGTCCTTTCAAAAATGTTTCAATATCATCATCTGTGAAAAACATATATTTATAATCGGTATTCATTTTTTTTATGGAATCAATCATAGCATTGTATTTTGCTGGTATATTATTGTCTTTCCATGTTTGAATAATTATTTTAGGTATTGTAGTTTTTTCTACAAAATATTGAATTTTTTTTATAATCCAACTATTATTTTTGATATAATATATTAAAATTATTATGATTAGAACAATACCTATTATTTCTAAATAATTATTCATAATATATATTTTGCACATTTTTATTTGTAAAAATAATCATAAAATACAATTTTTTCATCATAAATTTCTCTGTTTTTCCATAGCTCCCCATAATCTTTCGTATTGTTCTGTAAAAATAATTCATTTTTGTCTTCTTGATATCCTTTGTAATATGCTAATATGGGATTATTGTTTAGGTTGATGCATGTTTTGGTAGGACACTTATCTTCTGACAAAGACATATTTTCAAAATTCAGTAATTCATCTTGACTGAATTGTTTTACTAATAACATGGGACCAGTAGGTTCAAGTTGACTTTTACCATAGAATTTGTTTTTTACATTGTCAATTATTTGATTAATACATTTCAACATTTTTTCATTATGTGGCATACATACCAATAATCCATTCAATACACCAGAACCACTGGGTTCAATATCGCGTACAAAATATTCTTTGTCAGTCAATGTTATTAATTTGAAACCATTTACAGTACAAAGCTTTATGTCTAAATATATACCGCCCATTTTGTACAATATACAATATCTCCATAAATCTGCTTTGAATGCACCAGGTATAAGTGCATCATATGCATTTAGAACATCTTTATCAAAGTTTTTAGATATATAGTCTCTACGTTCATCTTTATCGTACAAATAGTATGTAAATTCCGGATTCTCTTTTTTCAATTTTTCAACTGATTCTTTCATTTTAGGAGGTAATACATTTGTCTCCCAAGTAAGAAATACATTTTTTGGTATAACAGATTCATTGTTCTCAAAAGATTCGGGATTAAATGATAAACAATAATATATAACTAACAATATCAAAATACATAGTACAGGTTGTATTATATATTTGAATACACTTTTTTTCATTCAGTATATATAATAAAGATTATTATTATATTTTCTTCTTACCCCTCTTTTTTGACCAATTTCAATTGTTTTGTAAAAACATAGCGGTCCGCATACATTGTCCGTCTCCGAACATTACATGACAAACATGCGATTTCTAAATTACCTTTATTATGGCCATAATCATTATCTATACGGTCTAATGTCCATTGAGAAGGTTCTCGAACATGTTCATAGAGAACCTTGACTTTATTTTTACAATAAAAACACTCTAAATTACTTTGTAATAACAATTGTAATACAGTTTCTAAATCTACTATTTTTTCCAAATCCAATAGTTTTTTAGCAATATCTTGTGATTTGTACCCGTTTATTTTTTGATTCAATTGTTGTATGATACATTTGACTATATTTGTATATTCTGTCTTCTCAAACTCTTTTTTTTGAATGATGTTGAGAACATGTATTATGTTCTCGAAATTCAGGTCATTTTCTGTAAATGTCCATGTTTCTACAATGACGCGTTTAGCCTTCTCTTTTACAGTATTTATATTTTTTGTCTTGTTTTTTTCGTTTTTTTCTTTCACGTTCTCAAATAAAACAATCTTTTTTGTTTCTTCCATTTTTCTATGTTTATAACTACCTAGGTATTTATTTGTGAATAGAAACAAATAAATATATATTTTAAAACATAATAAACATTATTTTAGAATATAACATAAAGACATTGCAAAATAAATATGTTTAATAATGAAAAGAATGAAGCTACATTACCGCCATCTCCTAAAATCGATAATACATTAGCAAATGCAAAATATAAATCGATAATTCCCCAAACATCGTCATTTAACGACCTTACCTATAATGCAATTGATGAAATCTTGGAAAATGAAAAACAGAAAAACAAATCCGACCCTTGGAATAAATTAGACAAGACGGTAAAAATTCAAAAATTACATGCATTTGCAGAGAAATATGGAAAGGATAATGGTTTACCAGTAAAAGAAATCAAATCGCTGAAACAATTCTTCATTGGTTGTTTAGAAAAACAAAAGTTGCAAAAGACGAAGGACGTTGTGTATGATAAAGAAAAAAAAGAACTGATAAGCATACCTGCATTACATTTTAATTCAGAGTCTCATAATTTCACTTTGAAAAATATGGATGCCAAACGCGTATCTACTATAAAATCGCTTACACCAAAACGAATCAGTGAGAAAAATAAAGAGGATTCAAACTGTTTATAAGAGTGATTTTCTTGCAATATATTTTATATATAATATATATACACTATGAACGTTTATACATATTATAAAATTGTGGTATATTGCTTGCTTTCATATGCATTTGTATTTTGTGCTGAGCCAGATTGTCGTACAATCAAAACAAATACAAAGAATACCAAAAATGAAAAAACAAATATACGCATTATGCAATATAACACTGAATGGTTGTTCATCGATTATTATGCTTCATCAGATTGCCCTGGGCAAGGATGCACCTGGAAAAATCAAAGTGAAGCCCAAACGCATTTATCCTATGTAGCAAAAGTAATTCGCGATATGGACCCTGATATAGTAAATATATGTGAAATTGAGGGCTGTGATGAATTGAATATGTTATTGAAAAACACCGAATATTCGCCCTACTTAATTAATGGTAAGGATACGTCAACCGGACAAAATGTCGGAATGCTTACCAAAATAAACCCACTCGTCAGTTTATATAGAACCGAAGAACATGTCAATTATCCTATATTGAATTCTAAATGCGGATATACCGGCGCACCGGGTACATCAGGTGTCAGTAAACATTATATTACCGAATTTACGTTGAATAATATGAATATAGCGTTCATTGGCGCACATTTATTGGCATTTCCAACGGATTCTTTGCGTTGCGCTCAAAGAGAAGCCCAGGCTACTGTTTTACAAAATGTCATTCTTTCTTATATAAAAAAAAACTACGAAATTATCATGTTAGGCGATTTCAATGATTTTGATGAGAACACACTAGATAGAAACAATAATAAGCCGACATCCCATGTTCTCGATATATTGAAAGGCGTGAATACGGGTGTATATACATTGTACAATGCAGCGACGTTGATACCACAGTCAACACGATATACTGATTGGTATGATAGTAATAAGGATTGTAAATCTACTTTATCCGAATTCTCCATGATAGACCATGTTTTATTGACACCCAATTTGATGGATAAAGTAAAAAATGTTTTTATTTACCAGGAATATGCAGAATATTGTGGTAAATATAACTCGGACCATTATCCGGTAATTGTTGATTTTGTATTCGTATAAATCAAATATAATTATCCAATTCGTCAATCGAAATTCCTTGTGCTAAATAGTTTTCTATTCTGGATGGATGAAGCGCCACTTGCATGAGTTCTTCTTTGTAAATATTACACCGTTTTTCAATAGCATCATAATCTAATTCAAATATGGGCGCAGTAACAGAGAAATTTTCAAAATCTATATAACAAAGATGATCCCACATTTTTTCTGGATAGTCTTGGTATATTTGAATAGCATTCGGATTTTTTATCAAATGTTCCCAATATATTTTGTGTATGTTTTTTTTCAACAATGAAATAGCAGCTGGGTTTTTAGATAAATTTTCCCAACATACATAACTATATTGATAATTTGAATTAATACCTATATAATTGAGTTTATCAAGATTTTTTTCTATCAAATGAATAGCATTTTCATTGTTTGCCAATGCACTCCAACCATAATCTGGTATTTTATGTAATTTTTCTTCTATTATATGAATTGCATATGGATTTTGACATAATTGATACCAAAAACAAGACAATGGAGTGTTCTGTATTTCTTCTATTTTTTCTGGATACTTTTCCAAATATTTTTCAAACAAATCAAAATATTCAGGTTTGTTGATTTTTAATATATCAGTAATACAATCAATAAATAACAACTCATCTACCATTTTTTGCTGATACTTTTTTATAAGATGAACAAAATTAGGGTGTTTTAATAATTCTTGTTTTCCATTTTTATTCAAGGATTGAAAACACAAATCAAAATATTTATCTATTATGTGAATAGCATTTGGATTTTTTACAAATTCATTCCAAAGTATTTTTTCAGGATGTCTTGATAACATTTCAGCAGCAAATGGATTGCATGATAAATATTTCAAGGGATATTCATCTTTTATAAGTTCTATATATTTTTCAATAAAATATATAGTGTTTGAGTTTGTAGTCCTAACGATTTTAGCCCAATACAAATTTTCAGTGACACCTTTTTTCAATTTATATAAATCAAATACACTTTCTGGGTTATTCATTGTTTCAAATTGTAGAAAATATTTATCAATATTTTATTATCAATTTTTTATTTTTGCGTGGCTATAATTTTGAAAAATTGAAACTATATAAATACTTTTATATAATTGTATTTTATATACAAAACACAATAAACGAAAATGCTAAGTTTCATTGAACCTGATTCCGATGATATGTACGATGCTCAAATTACTGTTTCTGAATTAATTGATGACTATGTAAACGATGAGATTTTAAAAATGTCATCGCCAGATTTTCACAATGAACAAGTAATTCAAATTAGCGATATATTATTTGAACAATGGAGTAGTGCTGGAATTTGTGAGGACAATGATGAAATACACGAAGAAATATGCGATTTTGTAGAAAACGTTTGTAATGATTATTTTGAAAATTACGATGTTCCTGCGCGTCAATATCCGATTACTATTTTAAATGATTGCAAAGATGTTACGAAGATTCAAGAAAAAATCAAAAAATTGGAAGTTATATATCAACCTGACCAAAGAACTTCTGAATGGTATGAATATAGACATAATATGATTACTGCAAGTAATATTTGGAAGGTATTTGCAAGCGAATCGCAATACAATAGTTTAATATACGAAAAATGTCTTCCATTCGAAAATAAAAATGGCGGCGGGTATGTCAATACAGAATCGGCTTTACATTGGGGTGTGAAATATGAACCAGTAAGTGTAATGATGTATGAATTATTCAATAGTACAAAAATCGGGGATTTCGGTTGCATTCAACATCCGGTATACAAGTGTATTGGTGCATCGCCAGATGGTATTGTGGTTGACCCATCAAGTGAACGATTTGGTCATATGGTAGAAATCAAGAATATTGTAAATAGAGAAATTACGGGTATTCCAAAAGAAGAATATTGGATTCAAATGCAATTGCAACTGGAAACGTGCGATTTGGACTATTGTGATTTTGTAGAAACACGTTTCAGAGAATACGAAAACGAATGGATGTTTTATAACAATATTCGCAGACGCAAGGAAAGTGTCGATATTATGGTTGAAAAAATAGATACCGCTATTGATGTTGATTTGAATTTGGATTTTATTGAACCTGCCGTAAACTTAACGGCCGTAAACTTGGACACCGTCGTAAACTTGGACCCCGTTGTCGAAAATTCAGAAGACAATGATGTGCAGGTAAACTTGGAATCAGAAATAAACTCGGAAGAACCTCCATTTCGCGGTGTCATATGCCATTTTATTTCAAAAACATTCACAAGCAGTGTTCCCAAATACGTTTATATGCCACTTGATACACCTATTGAAAAAGACGTCATTGATGAATGGATAAAAACACAAAAAGAATTGTTAAAAGAAACACATGCACTGTTTACCACTATATATTGGTATTTGGATGAATATTCATGTGTATTAGTAAAACGAAATCGTAAATGGTTTGAAGCAGCGGTTCCTAAAATACAAGAAGCATGGAATACAATTGAAAAAGAACGCGTATCTGGATATGAACATCGCGCGACAAAGAAAAAACGAAATGAAGTTATAGTGGAAACTGATGCGGATAATAACAAACTCATAAAAAACTTGCAAGTGAACAACGGAATATGTTTAATCAAGTTGGATTAGTTATTTAGGACATTTTGAACAAAAAAACAAAAACCTTTTATTTATAAAATAACAAAATAATAAAAGTGATATAAATATATTTTTTATTATTTATATAAGAAATGTCATCTCCAAAGTCAATGGTAGAAGATGAGGAAATGCTTGTTAAGAAAAGAAACGGGAATATGGAGGTCATTGCATTTGATAAGATTTTAAGACGTATTAAAACAATTGGAACCGAAGTCGGAATAAAAATCAATTACACTACATTGGCGATGAAGGTAATTGACCAATTGTATAATGGTATTTCTACCACTCAAATTGATGAATTAAGTGCCCAACAATGTGCATCACTTGCATCCACCCATCCTGATTATAATGTATTAGCCAGCAGGATTACTATATCGAATCACCATAAAAATACAGCGGACTCATTTTGTAAGGTAATGACAGAACTATATGAATACAAAGATAAACATGGACAACAATCGCCATTGGTTTCACAAGAATTATATGACGTAGTTCAAAAATATGGTTCTGAATTAGAATCTATGTTAGATTATAGTCGCGATTATTTGATTGATTATTTTGGATTCAAGACGCTGGAACGCGCATATTTAATGAAAATTAACAAAGAAACAGTGGAACGTCCTCAACATATGTGGTTACGTGTTGCTGTTGGTATTCATGGTGATAATTTAGAAAAGGTGAAAGAGACATATGATTGTATGTCGCAAAAATATTTTACACACGCAACTCCGACTCTTTTTAATGCCGGTACGCCTCATCCTCAATTATCGAGTTGTTATTTGATTTCTATGGAAAATGATAGTATAGAAGGTATTTACAATACATTGAAGGATTGCGCATTGATATCCAAGTGGGCCGGTGGTATTGGCCTACATATTCACAATGTTCGTGCGTCGGGTAGTCACATCCGAGGAACTAATGGGGCTTCCAATGGAATTGTTCCCATGTTACGTGTGTTTAATAACACTGCTCGCTATGTTGATCAATGTGTTCTTCCAGAAACAATTATTTATACAACACAAGGTCCTATACAAATACAGCATTGTATTATGAATGAAACTGAAATTTATAATTTACAAGGAGACGTCGAAGTTATTCAAAATGTACTTGAACATCCATATGATGGAGAAGTATTAGAAATAGAAACGATGCATTCCATTCATCCATTAACTATAACACCAGAACATCCAGTATTTGTTTTACGTGGTCAAAAAAAAGGTCTTAACTATAAAGTCATAAAAAATAGATTGGAAAAAAACATATGTAATTTAGAATGGATTGATGCAAAGGATATGGATATAGATGACATGGTGGTATATCCTATTCCATCTTTTTCGAAAGATATTGCGAATATTTCAACAGATGATTGTTATATCTATGGAGTTATTTTAGGTGATGGTTCAATGTCAAATAAGACAGATACTTCTGGATATATTTCTTTGCATACAACTAACAAAAAACATATTACAGATTTCATAATTAATTATTTTAATGACAGATGCGTAGATTACAAAATAGAAGTGGATAACAATACTACAAGAATTAGATGGAATAGATGTATACATTTACCATTTAGATATAATGATTTCTATGATGAAAACAAAGAAAAACGAATGCTTTCGAAATGGTTGAATTTACCTATTGAAAAATCAAAATATATATTGAAGGGATTATTAGATACAGACGGCTGTATTAAAAATGAATTAGTGTTAGATAGTACATCTTACAATTTAATTGAATGTACAAGATTTTTGGCTATGAAAATGGGAGTATTAACAAGCGGATATATTAGAAATAGAATAGGTGAATCACATGAAACTGTCCGTGGTATAATTAAAAACAAAAAAATTAGTTATGTTTTACGTATTCCAAAAACAGTGGAAATTTGTGATTTGATGGACATTCCATATGACGATAAACAATTTTTCAAATTTTTGAGATATAATGATGTATTACTAAGTCGCGTTCAAAAAATAACAACACATTCCTATAATGGAATTTTATATGACTTACAAATGAAAAATGAACATAATTATCTACTGCATAATGGCATTGTCCATAATGGGGGTGGCAAACGAAATGGCTCATTCGCAATCTATTTAGAACCTTGGCATGCAGACATTGAAATGTTTTTACAAATGAGGAAGAACCACGGTGATGAAGAACTAAAAGCCCGTGATTTATTCTATGCGCTATGGATACCAGATTTGTTCATGGAAAGGGTGAAGTCAGATGGTACATGGACTCTTATGTGTCCCGATGAATGTCCAGGGTTATCTGATGTATATGGCGAAGAATTCAATACATTGTATAGAAAATACGAAGAAGGTGATAAAACCAGAAAAACTGTCAAGGCACGTGAGTTATGGTTTCAAATATTAGACGCCCAGATGGAAACCGGCACTCCATATTTATTATATAAAGATGCCTGCAACAAAAAATCAAATCAAAAAAATATTGGCACCATTAAGTCGAGCAACCTTTGTGTTGCACCAGAAACAACAATTTTAACCGACAAAGGACATCTTGAAATTAAAAGTTTAGAAGGACAATTTGTAAATGTATGGAATGGAGAAGAATTTAGTAATATACAAGTATTCAAAACAGGTGAAAATCAAGAATTGATAGATGTATATACAAGTGATGGATGTAAGGTTACTTGCACTAAATATCATAAATTTTTTATACAAAACAGTTATTCCAAAAAATCAATTACAACTGTTGAGGCAAAAGACCTTAAACCTAATGACAAAATTATGAAATGTGAATATCCTGTTATTGACGGAAAACAAAAAATGTTATATCCATATACCCATGGGTTTTTCTGTGGAGATGGAACATATGGAAACAAAAATGAAGAAACAAGTCGTTGTAAATTCAAATGTTTGGATGGTCATTATTATTGTAAAAGACATATAGATTACGAAACTGAACATAGTATTGATAAATTACAAAATGATGAAAGTATTGATAAAAATAGGTGCAATGGAATATCATATGAAAAAAAACCACTAATTTATTTGTATGATGAGAAAAAGAAATTATTGGAACATATGGATTATAGAGGTACATATGAAAATAAAAACAGAACTGTATTACAACTACCTCTTGATATAGAAGAAAAATTCTTTGTTCCAATGAACAATACACTAAAAGATAAAATGGAATGGTTTTCCGGATATTGCGATGCAGATGGTTGTATTTTGAATAATCAAAACAATCAACAACTACAAATTTCGTCTATTAGTAAGGATTTTTTAACGAATACAAAACTTATGTTACAAACTTGCGGTATAAATCCTAAAATTAGACAGATGCGAGACCATGCAACAAGTTATTTACCTGATGGAAAAGGTGGTAGTAAATATTTTGATACAAAACCAGTATTTAGGTTATTGATAACTTCATGTGATTTAATCAAATTAGTAAATATTGGTTTTAAGCCAAAACGACTTGTAATACACGACTTAAATTTACCAAATCGGTCTGCAAATCAATTTGTAAAAATTGAAAAAATAGTGGATGAAGGAAGAACAGATGACACATATTGTTTTACAGAACCATTACGTCACGCAGGTATTTTCAATGGAATATTAACATCGCAATGTACAGAAATTCTCGAATATTCAGACGATAAAGAGACAGCGGTTTGTAATTTAGCCAGTATTGCCCTTCCTGCTTTTATCGATAAAACCGTAAATCCACCAGTATTCAATTACGAAAAATTACACGAAATATCGAAAATTGTTACCTATAATTTGAACAGAATTATTGACGTTAATTTCTACCCAACCCCAAAAACCGAATTAAGTAATAAACGCCATAGACCAATTGGTATTGGAATCCAAGGTTTAGCCGACGTCTTCATGCAAATGAATTTGCCATTTGCATGCGATGAAGCAAAACAAATGAATAAACAAATATTTGAAACGATTTATCATGCAGCATTAGAGCGTTCGTGCGAAATCGCCAAAGTAGAAGGTCCATATGAAACATTCGAAGGGTCACCTGCACATAAAGGCGAATTACAATTTGATATGTGGGGAGTAGAACCATGTACCCAACGATATAATTGGGCACAGCTAAAAGAAGATATCAAAACCAACGGATTGCGTAATTCTCTATTACTCGCACCAATGCCTACTGCATCAACATCTCAAATTCTGGGATATAATGAATGTATCGAACCAATTACAAGTAATATTTATAGTAGAAGAACCATTGCAGGTGAATTCATATTGGCAAACAAATATTTGATGAATGATTTGATTGCATTGGATTTATGGAATGAAAAGATGAAAAACAATATTATTGCCAACCATGGTTCAATTCAACATATTGATTTCATACCAGAAGAAATACGCGAGAAGTACAAAACTGTATGGGAAATACCAATGCGTAATTTGATTGATATGGCCGCGGACAGGGGCGCGTATATTTGCCAAAGTCAAAGTTTGAATTTATGGTTAGAAGACCCAAATTATTCCAATTTGACATCGATGCATTTTTATTCTTGGTCCAAAGGATTAAAAACCGGTATTTACTATTTGAGACGTAGAGGCCGTCATCAAGCACAGCAATTCACAATTGAACCCGAGAAAAATAATACGACGAGGGAAGAAGACGAGATTTGCGAAATATGTTCATCCTAAAAATGCGACAAAATATAAAATTACAACTCCAGTGGATTTGTAATTTTATTCGTTTATCAGTTTATTAGTTTTCGATCAAATTCGCATTTCCATTGGCAATTCTTCTTAAATTTCGGTTTTTAAATCTAATTAATCCATAATATGAAATACCTACAATTTGTCCACTTAACATGAAACCAGATACTAAAATATTGACTAATTTTTCACTTGTAATCTTCACTTTTACATTTAGGTTTTCAAGTTCAACGGTTACATCTTCGATTAAATCAGTGTATGCATTATATTTACCTCGAATCATACGAATATATTGATTGAATTTTGATCTAAATGCGTTTATTATATCTAAAAATGGAGCGTGACTGTACTTGAAAAAAACTTCTGTAACAGCACCGGTTATAGTCACCATCATACCAATCAAACTGGTATCTCTAATATTGATTTTGTACATATCTTTGAATTTTTCGCGTCTTTCATTTTCTTGTGCAGCATATTGTATAAAATCATCATTGTCCAATAATTGTTGAGCTAATTTATCATTTTCTGGTTCGGCTAAATCATCCAAATACTCTAATACTTCTTTGTATGTTTTCTTTGTTTTAGCAACTTCCAAAATATCTATTAATCCTTTATTGATTTTTTCTTTTTGTACAGTACTCAATTCATTGATATAGGAAATATCCTCACCAAATACGACAAGTGGATTTTTTGTATCAATATTAATCAATGATTTTGACGATACTTCATCCATTGTCATAGTTCCAAATTCTTTCATAATCGGAACAATAGGTTTTTTTTCAATGATTTCATCAACTTCAATTATTTTTTCTGCATTCATAGACGCACTCATCCATTCGGATTCTTGAATAATTTCATTTGCCGTAATTGGATTTTCTAAACAATTATATACACTATTGATATTAGTGAATTTTTTATACACATCATTACCCATCTCTGCAAAAACTTTTGAAAAGAGTTCTTGTGTTTTTGTAACAGGATGAACATCGTTATATTGAACACATTTTCGTAAAACTTCACTGTTATCTGATATTTCTTTCAATGTATTTAACAAACCGAGAGTTTTTCCTTCTTTCATTTCTATCATCAAATTTCGTGTAGAATAATAAAAGTGATTGCATTGTATTAAAAAATAAATCAAATTGGCGATGAATATAAGCGGAAATATTACTTTTCTCCAATCAATGCCTCCTTCCATAATGTCATTTTTTGGAATGTATCCACTCAAAAGAGTTTTCAGTATATTACGAATCAGATTTCCATCTATATTTTTATCATTTAACATAGTTACCATTAATCCAATGAGTACATCATTTTTGTATGCACAACCGCATACTATGGATGTATAATACAAATCGACTGGATGAATATCTTTGTAATATTTACCCACCGCATTTTCAGTATTTTTAAAAAAAATGTATGGTTTCATTGAAATTGCATTAACTAATTTCAAATTTACTGGGTTGAATTGTGCAAAAATACATGCAGTTATTTCCATATATGGATATTTTGAATTCATCGCGGATGAATGTTTCAAAAAACGTTGAAGCAATTTAGATAGTATTGTATTTTTGTATACTTTTGATAAATTGGAATAATAGGTCATTAAACTATTTTTTTTAGAAGCTTTTTTCGTTTTATTTGAAGAAATTCTATATTTTTTTTGATTTTTTTTACTACTAGAAGATTTTTTTTTCATATATGAACGGCGCAATGAAAGAGTTTTTAAACTATCAGTTGTCATATATATATTATAAATAAAGATATTTTTCATGTAAAAAATACAACTAATCGTTGTATTTTTTTAGTTTTTATTTAGCATGTTTTGTGTTTATTTTAGGAAAAATCAAATGATTTACTAATCTACATTTTCATATATTTTTCTACCCAATAAACAAATCTACTATTATCAATTTCTACACCATGTCGCATTTTCAAATAACATCGTAAGCAAACTAATGTATCCATCATTGAATTATGTAAATCTTTCGGTGTTTTGCTAAATAAATGTTCGTATGTTTCTGATAATTTAGGGAATTTTTTATATGTATACGTTTTTCCATTTTTATCAATATTGGTTACTAATATACCGCAACTATGAATACTGCTCATCATTGTGCAGAATTTTTCCATAGTAAATCTATCAAATTCTGTTTTGAATATATTGAGAACATTTGGATTTTGTTTCAATAACACGTCATTGTTTCGTTGTAATTCAATATCTATCATTTTTGTATCAAATGCAACATTGTGTGCAACTAAACAATCACAATCTTGATATGCTTCATAGAATTTACCTAATACATCTACAATATTTTGTCCAGAACCAGAATGACACATTTCGGGTCTAATACCAGTTAATTCAGTTATTTTAGGAGTAATTTCGACGGTGATTGGTATATTAATATATGCATTGTATCCTTCTTCAATTACATGATCATACATATTGTATTTTACATAACTCAATTGAATGATATGTGGATATTGTTCAATTGGTGGTGGTAATTTTGTTACTGGGTTGACCTTGGGAATTAACCCAGTGGTTTCTACGTCGAAAACCAAGACTTTACGATAACTGTGATAATTGGTAGGGAACATTTCTTTGATTTTATGCCTTTTGTGTATAAATAGAAAAGTCTTTCAATTTTATAGAAAATCTTTGCAGTTGATTTTCAATAGTCGATTTTCAAAAAATCTTATCAGTCGATTTTCAAAAAATCTTATCAGTCGATTTTCAAAAAATCTTATCAGTCGATTTTCAAAAAATCTTATCAGTCGATTTTCAAAAAATCTTATCAGTCGATTTTTACACCTTTTCTCATTTAAAATGCCCATTTTAAATGAGATTTTATAGATAGTTTTTCTTTGGTCGCTTCCTTGTTTTATTTTTCCTTCATTTTCGCGTTGTTTTACCCAACGCATTAAACTTCTGCGAGAGCAATTGAATATTTTACATACTTCTTCCTGTGTTTTATCCTCAACTAAATAATAATTAACAGCAGTTTCTTTATAATCAATACTCTTTTGATGAGACATATATAATATACAATTAGAAATACAAAATTACAATTGTGGTATAAAAAATAAATATTATTATTATGTATGATATATATACTTTTTTTTGTTTTCTTATATTGTAATGCTGATATTGTTTTGAATAAATTATACTTATCTAACTATTCTACAACACTAAATAACGAACTAATTCAAACCAATAGTAATTTTTATTATTCTATTACAAACCTGAATTTATTCGTTTTGTCTGTTTATTCTATTTATCTTATAACAAATTTAATAGATTACAAATCAATAAATAAAACTTCAAATGCGTTGGCATTGGTTTATATAAAATATACAATCAATACATTTTTAAGTGATAACATGACTGTAAGTCAATTTGAGTTTAGTAGAAATATTATGTGGTTATTCGCTACACCATTAATGCTTAAAATGTATTGTGATGTAAATACTATTAAATTACAAGATATAAAAATTCATTATCATATTATTCCTGTGGCAATTAATGTATTTATTTATCCTTATAAGAATACAATAACATATTATTATTTAACAGGGATTTCGTGGTTATTGCTATTATTTTTTATGAAAACTCTTTACACAAAAAGAAATATAACATTTACAAATGTTTATTTATTTATATGGAGCATATTTATGTTCTTGAACATTATTGATTTATTTCAAATAACAAATGAATATAATATTAATTTATATTATTCTTATGCTGATACGATAAGCAAAATGATGACATGTATCATAGTTAATGATTATAATGAGAAAGAATTAACACAATTGAATAACATGGATTTACAATCTGTTCAATTTGTATCCTATATGATTAAAAATATAAAAATTTATAAAAATGAAAATGCTATTATAACTCATCAATGTAATAAGTTTATTGATTTTACAACACAACAATTTTTAGTAAAAATACCTGAAAATAAAACCATATTAGAACAAGAATTATTAAAGAAAATATTACCCTTTGATTTTGATAAAAAATATATCGCAAACGCAAACGCAAACGCAAAACAGTTTAATATGATTTGTGTTCTTTTTACGGATATTGTTAATTATACTGAATTATCAAAAATTTATGATGATAAAATTATTTTTCAATTACTTTACACCATTTATACTGCTTTTGACAATACTATAAAAAAATATCCTCATTTACAAAAAATAGAAACGATAGGCGATGCTTATATGGTTGTGGGAGATATTTTTAGAAATTCTACTAATCATAAAGTTGTGATAAAAGAAATGATATTATTCGCATTAGATATTGTTAAAGAAATTAAAAAAATAAAAACGCCTGCTAATATTCCGTTATGTATTAGGATTGGTATAAATATGGGAAGCGTTAGTGTTGGAATATTAGGAAATGAAATACCAAGATTATGTGTTGTTGGAAATACAGTAAATATGGCATCAAGATTACAATCAACAGCAGAAATAGATACAATTCAATTAAGCAGACATATATACGAACAATTGGAAGAAATAGAATTTGATATAAATTTTGAAGTTATACCGAAAGAAAATGTGTTTTTGAAAAACATTGGGTCTATAACGACATATAATATCCCCCCCCATTATTTGTGATGATAAACAGTAAGATATTTATTAAAATTATAACATATTTATTTTATTTTCTATATATAATTTTTTCATTAAAAATTATATAAAAATATCGTGTAGAGATGCGAATTCATCCATAAACATAATGAACTTAACAAAGTGGTGGATAGAAAAACAGGAACGCCCATTATGTTTTCAAATTTCATCTTTCACCTCTTCATCCCAAAGGGAACAAAAGGAAGAGGAAAAAGTTAGACCATCGTAGGTGAAATTCCTACTATTGATTTTACATTTTTTCTTATTTTTTGTCCAGTAAAATGGGCGTTTTACACCTTTTCTCATTCAAAATGCCCATTATTTTTATCTTTGCAAGGTTTTACGTATATGATACTCTAAATCATGACGACACCATTCTCCACAAAAGTTGTATTTTTTCCATAATATATATTTTGAAT